TAAGTGGCGCGTGCTGTGCCATCCCTGCTACAACGCGGACACCGAGCTTAAGGCCGCGGTGGAGGCGCTTGAAGGGTTTCATTTCGCTGAAGGGGCGGAGGCCATGCGCGACGCTGAGGACATGTACCCCTAACGGAGACTGACATGGCAGAAGGTGGACAGAAGCGGCACCCCTCAATGCACCGGACGCCGGCGCAAGTAAAACGGGAGATTGCCAAGCAGCAGAAGCCGAAAGAGGTGAAGAAGCGGGTCATGCGTAACCAGGCCCGCGCCATCATGGAGAAGGCGGGGCGTGTCTCCAAGGGCGATGGCCGCGAAGTTGATCATCGCAAGCCGCTGCGTGCTGGTGGCACTAATAGCCGCGGCAACCTTGCCGTGAAGTCCGCGAAGGCTAACCGTGCCCACGGCAGCCCCGCGGGCGGGCGCGCTACTCGGGGGTCACGAGGTCGCTGAACACGGGGATGTGGGTCCGCAGCACGACGGTTCGGCTGCGGGTCACGCCCTCGACCCCCGCCCCCGCGCCAAGGGTGATGCGGTGCTGATACTCCGCGCCCATGTCCTTCAATGACCGGTGCGTGGTGGAGGGGGTTCGGTTGCGGCTTTCCAGGAATCTGTCGAAGACATGCTTGTTCAGCACGAGCAGGGAGTTGTCGTCGCGCTGATAGGCGATCGGTAGCCGCAGTCCCGCCGGGTTCATCGGACGGCGCAGCGTCACCAGCTTCGGTTTGCCCGCACCCGGGTTCAGGTGAATCTGGTCCGTGTGCAGCCCGCTGCCGGTGTACTCCGTCAGGAACTCTTCGATCAGCGTGATGGCGCTGGCGGTGCCGGACTTTTCGATGACCTTGATGCGCATCCGCAGGATCGTCTTGATGACGAACTTCTCCAGCGCCCGCAGATTGAACTGGAGGAGCCCCCACTTGTTCGCCAGTATGGCGCCTGCCAGTACGCTGGTCATCGCACCGATCCAGAAACGCTCGTCCGACTGTGCGTTCACGGCCTTCTCAAGCCCGCGCTTGACCTTGTTAACGATATCGATCGCCATATCGCGATTAGTGGCCAGCAGCTTGCCGTAGGTCGCGCCGGCGTGCCCATAGTGCGACTCGAACCCGCGGAACGATGACGACAGCTTGGAGACGCCCGGAATCTTGGGTATCGGCGGCATGTCGAACTCGATGACGCGCAGCGCGCCGGCGTTCGTGGAGCCGACCTGGTCGTTGACAATGTCCACCAGCGGCTCGTTGCCGGCCACGACGATCATCGTCTCCCAGGTGCCGACGGGCTGCAGTGCCGCGGCACTGTTCATGCGCGACTTGCCCTTCCCCTGGCTGAGCTGAAAGACCGTCTTGGTGAACTGTTTGACCTGCTCCTTGACCCGCAGCTCATCCCAGTAGGCTGGCAGGTGCTGCAGCACTTCAAGGCGCCGGGTCACGGCGTTGGCGGTGTCGTCCAGGACGTTGATGCCGCGCTGTGGGCTGCCCCACGCGCTCTGCGCGGCCCGTAGCGCCACCGACTTGCCTGTACCGCTGTCCTGGCTCATGAGCGAGAACACCGTGCCTGTGACGCCTGTGAACCCCAGCAGCGGCGCGGCGAACGCGGTGGCGATGGTGAGCGCTACTTGGGGCCTGCCCTGATCAAGCAGAGCCTGGGCAGTCTGCTGCCAGTGCTTGAGCTGTCCCTTCGGCTGGTAGTATTCGCGGAACTCGACTTCGCGAATGCTCGATTCGGTCTCCGTCCCGTCGTCCCAGTAGGTCAGACTGCCTGCGCAGAACCCCCACTTCCCGGTCTGCTCCACCCAGCCGTAGCGGGTGACGGACCTTCCGATGCCGCGGACGGCGATGACCTGATCCATAAACGCTTTCACGAAATTCGTCGCCTCCATCTGTGCTTTGGGGTGGGTGCAGTTGATGCCGGCCGCGCCGAGCTGTAACTTCAGCTCCGTGCCGCTGTTCATGGCTATCGTGGTGGTTTCGAAAGGCATCGGCACCTTCACCATGACGCCGTTCGCCCCCTTGCAGAACCGGATCACGTCGGCACGGAAGACGAAGCCGCCGCCGAGGGGGTCCGCGGAGACGCGGCCATTGACCAAGTGCGCTTCAAAGACGAGAGCCGCGCTGTCCTCGCCATCCCCGGCTTCGCGCAGGGTGCCGAAGTCAGCGGCGATGTAGCCTGCCGGATAGTCGACTTCGTGCTTGGCGTTGGAGAAGACGAAGCCTTCCTGCTTGGCGAGGTAGACCAGCGACCCTACGCCGATGGTCTGCATCTTGGGGAACTCACCAGCCCATTTGCTGCTGGTCGATTGCGGGTGCTTCCAGTCGGGTTGGTAGCTGGGGCTCTGCTGCGACCACTCGTCCCACATATCGAACAGGCGCACCTCGTAGGCTTTCGGATCGTCGAACAGCAGCACGGCGTCCTGCAAAGCGCGGCCGACCTTCACCCATTGGTTGTAGTCGTCGTAGTACCGGGGCAGCGACAAGGTATCGAGCATCTGCTGGATGAGGCGCTCCTTGTCGTGGTCCGGCAGGTTGTCCAACGGCCCCGTCGCGCCCGCTATCAGGTCGTCCATCTCCCGGATGCTGGCGCTGATCTGCATGGGCGTGACGTTGCTGAGCTTGGCCTTGGCCTGCGTCGCGCGGTCCATCTCGGACTCTTCCATCGGCGGCAGCATGAGATGCAGGTGCGCGGAGGTGTAGACGTTCTCCGCCTTGAACCCCAGCGCCTTGACAGGGCGGGGGTTCTGTCCGTCTTTCCAATTCAACGTCTCGGGCGGACGCAGCACGCGCGCGAGGTCTGTGGTGACTTTGCTGTCGGCGTCGAGTTCCGCCAGCTCAAAGGCCCGCTTGAGCTTGAACGCCAAGCTGCGCCACTCGCCGGGCTCGTGGACCCCGTCCAGTATCCAGTAGAGGTGAATGCCGTTGCCCGAGTCCAGGATGAGCGTCGGCTCGATCAGCTTGCCTTCGGAGACAGCCTTGAACAGTGCGGCGAGGATGTCCTTCTTGGTCTTGTACGTCTTCGTTGGGCCGCAATCGAAGTCGGCGTAAAGACAGGATTTGCCGATGCACTGATCGATGGTTCGGGAGGTGCCGTAGGCGCCGACGGCGACCCACACGTCCTTGCGTTGCTGGGTGAGGGTGCGGATGCCCAGGGCCAGATCGCCCAGGGTGGAATAGCTCTTTTGCTTGGGGCTGTTGCCGCTCCCTTTGTAGAGGATGAAGTAGTTGCCGACGCCGTTGGGCGGCAGCACGAGGTGTAGGTATTGATCCAGGGTGAAGGGGGGTTGCGTAGCCAAGGGGTAGGTCTCCAGGATGCCAAGGGCAAAACGCCCCCATAAGGGGGCGTCTCCAGTTTAGCCGTTGACCGGGCGGGGGGCTACTTAGTCATCGCCCCCCAGGCTGTCGACCACGCTGCCGATGAACGAGACATCGTCATCGTCGTCATCGTCGCCCTGCGGCGCGGAGCTGTCGCCGGGCGGCGCCTTCTTGGCGGTCTGCTTAGGGGTCGGCCTCTTGCGCGTCTGCTTCGGCGCCGGCGGGGCTTCCTCTTCCTCCTCGAACCCACTGTCGTTCTTGGGCGTGGTGCGCGCGGTCTTCGGCTTGATGCGCTCCTTCGGCGGCGGGGCTTCCTCCTCTTCCTCGAACGTCGTGTCGACCGTCTTCCGCGCCGCCGGTGCCGCCGACTTCGCGGCAGGCTGCGCCAGTCCATCGGACGCGGAGAGGATATTGTCCACCGCACCGCTGTCGTAGAACCCGGCGACCACTACCTTCTCATCGTCGGAAAGCGGACGCACGGCCTTGAAGGTCAGCTTGGGGTAGTCGGCGTCAGGGGAGAACCCGAACCGCGTGACGATGCCCTTGTAGCTCATCCCGGGGTGGTTCTTTTTCAGCTCGCGAGCGTACTTTGCCAGGTCGCCGATCGACGCCGGGGGCACACGCAGCAGCATCGGACCGCCATACTGCTCGTTCTCCAGGACATCAGGGTCGGCGTCGGCGCTGCGCGCGGCGGCGGGGACCACGACGAGGCGGCGGCTGTCGTTGCAGCGCTTGACCTTCTTGCCGCTGTACTCGGAGATGGCCGAGCCCCACTGCGCCATCGGGCAGGTAGCACACTCGTGATGCTGCGGGTCGGGGGCGCTGGGGTCCGGCGCCACCCCGTCTTCGGAGTAGCAGTCGGGGGCGGCGTCGTCGCCCTCTTCGTACTTCTTGGCATAGAAGATCTTGGACACGGCCGGCGACGCCTTGACGATGACCAGCGGGACGGACGGCACGGCCTCGCCTTCCTCATTGGTAATCAGCGTCTCCTCGCCGCCGAACTTCGCGCGCCACTTGCCGCCGCGAATCGAGACGACACCGAAACCGCCGCTGGCGCCGGCAGTCAAATCGTTGAGATCGTCTTCCTCGAAGATGGCCATGTTGGAAGAAGCCTTCTGCGTGAGTGCTTTACTCATTCTCGTCTCCAGGGTTGAAGTAGGCATTGAGCCAGTGGGTGTAGTCAGCGAGCTTCTCGGCGTCGCCGGATGCTTGGCCTTTGAAATTCAGGCGCAAGGCGTACTTGATTGCGGTCCCCAATAGGAACCCCTTGAACTGCTCGGGCGTGAGCTTCGCCCGGATGACAGACAGCACTGAGATGCCTCCAGCATCGTAGTACCCGTTGCGGCCTGGGTCGGGCTCGGCCCACTCGTTCTCGCGAAACAGCGCTAGCGAACGCAACGCGTTGCACGCCTCGCAAGTCACCTCGCCCCAGCGAGTGGTAAGTGGGTCTTCCTTGCCCATCGGCGCCGCGCACAGCTTCAGCCTCCCCGCGCCGCTCGGGGCGCGCATGTGAGTCGTCATACGTCATTCACCCCCTCAGCCTCAGCCACTGCCGTGGCCACCGCGTCAACAGCGGCTTGGATGTCTTGGATGGTGATGTCGGACTCCTCGGTAATGAGTAGCAGGACCAGCACCTGCAGGATGGTCAACAGCTGTTTGGACGAGGAGGCGTAGGTTTCCAGCGCGAACGCGAGGAAGCGCGCCACCTCGACGTTCTGAATGACGGAGTATTTCAAGGCGCCGTGTTTCGTTCTCACGTCATCCTGTATCTCCTCCGCCAGCGATTTGATTTCTTCTGCGATTTCTGTCGCGCGGCTCATGGCCTATCTCCTGATGTTCACTCTAAGGTCTTGGACGATCTTGACGCCGGGCGGCGTCGAGCCGATGTGCTCGATGTGCTCCTGCACGGCCTGCTTGGAGACGCGGCGTTCCAGCAGCGCCCACATCTCTCCGTCAACGATGTACTGGAGCACCGCCTCCCAGTCCGCGACGGTGGCGGAGGTCCGTACCGTCTTGTAAGCCGTCCCGTGCTTCGTGCCGATCTTCTCAGCCTTCTCGTCGTTGAGCCGGCGCAGCATATCATTCTCGATGGCGTCCATTGCCCGGACATACTGCGCCAGTTCTTCCTTGTGCTTCTTCGCCAGCGCTTCCTTGCGATCGCGGATTTTGATGTACTTGTCGATCAGCTCGTCGGTCGAGCGTTCAGACAAAGGGATAGTCGCCATCGGTAGGTCTCCGTTGGGTTGGGTTATTAAGTGTAGGTGAAGTTTGGGTGAAGTTCAAGTTACCCTGTTGTCCTGTTTGAACAGGTCCAACAGCGCCGCCTGTAGGTTCCCTCGCTTCTCCAACACTTGGACGATCTTGCGCTCGGCGGGCGTACTGACGAGGTGCAAGATATGGGTGTGCAGCGTTTGCCCCGGTCGCGATACACGGGCACAGGCTTGGTCATAAATCTCCAGGTCCGGCAGCACAGCGTACCAGAGAATCGTGTCGGCGGCCGTCAGAGTCAGTCCGTGCGCCGCGACTTTCGGATGGGCGACCAGCACCTTCAGATCGCTGCCGTTCTGAAAGTTATTAAACACCCTGTTGCGCTCCCCCTGCGGCGTGTCTCCAGTCACGGTGCCGTAGGCGTAGTTTCCCCTCAAGCCGGCCTCGATTAGCTTGATCGCGGGCTTGTACGGTGCGAAGACGATGACCTTGGAGGCTGATTCAGAGATGACGTCCAGCATCTCGGTGATGCGTGGCGCGTGGTCCAGGTGGATCATAGAGCCGTCGCGACGGAACGCGAAGCCGCAGGAAATCTGGATCAGCTTGCCCGCCTGGACGCCGGCGTTGACAGCAGTCACCTCGCCGTCCGGGTGGTCGATGTAGTAGTCCTTTCGCATCTGGTCATAAGCCTTGGACTGCTCCGCGGTCAGGGGGACCAGACGCTCGCCATAGGTCGTCGGCGGCAGGTCGATGCACTCCGATCGCTTGAACCGCACGGACGGCTGCATGGCTTGATGGACGACATCGAGCGCATTCTCGCGCTCCACCCATTTGAACGGCCCGACCTGCTGCATGGTCTGGTCGCGGAACGCGCGAAAGCTCCAGGCAATACGCTCAGGCGTCAGCAGCTTGATCTGCCCGAACGCATCGGTCGGCTCCTTGGGCACCGGGCCGCCGGTCATGCCCCACACGAACTTGCGCCCCTGGATCGCAGTAGCGGCGGACTTCCATCGGTCCGTCTGCTTGTTGCGGTAGACCGCCAGCTCGTCGATCAGCACAACGTCGATGTCGCGTCGGGCCACCACTGCCGATTGGATCACTTTCAACCCGTCATGGTTAATAATGTAAATGTCGGCGTCGGTGTCGAGCAGTTGGAGCCGCTGTTTGCGCGAGCCGTGCAGCACGCAGGTCTCAAGGTGGCTCATGCGCCTGAAGACTTCTTGTGCCCAGACCACGGTGAGCGTGGAGAGCGGCGCGACGACGAGCATTTTCCTGGCTTGCTTGGTTTTCTTTAGGAAGTCATAAGCAAACAGCGAGGCTAAGGTCTTGCCGGTACCCATTTCGTTAAGAACATACGCCCGCGGGTTTGCGACTAGCAGCGCCGCGGTGGTCTTTTGCGACTCGAACGGCGTCTGCCCCGCCCAGTCGTAGTGGTACAGGATCGGCGCGGGGATATCGTAGCCGAAGTTTCGCAGGAGACGCGTCGCCTCCAGGCTGTGCGGCATGAGGATGGCCTTGCGACCGCGCACCGAGACGGGCTTCAAACCCGTCTCCAGCGGTAGGCGCAGCAGCCGGGAGTCGTGCGGCACGACGATGACTTTCTTCTTCTGGCTTATGTAGTAGTTGGCGGCCTGATGTTCCACAAGAAGCTCCTGATGAAGGCGATGTGCTCGTCGTTGCTGCAGACGAACACGGGGGTATGACTGCGCTCAATCCTCCGTTTGGTGCTGCGCTGACGCGGGGTGAGCGTCTGACCCGGCGCCTTGGTCTCGACGACAAAGGCGTGTCCGAGATAGCTGCAATGGAAGTCGAGCCCGTCGCTGCCGTAGCCGCTCTGCACCGGCATGAAATAGTACAGCTCCGGCTCGAACCCCTCGAACATTTCTTTGAGCCGCTTCTTGACGCGGCCTTCGGGGGTCATCGCCATTAGTCCCACTCCAGCTGCATCTGCCCGCCGGATATTGTCCAGAGGGCGTGCATGTACTCGACCTGGTGCTTGGCGTCGTCGAGTGCGCTGTGCCTGGTGCCGGTGAACGCCAAGTCGAGCTTCGGGTACAGGCTCTTCAGCGTGCGGAAGCAGCGGTCGTTCCAGTATGACCACGGCGCCTCGATCTCTGTCGCGGCATAGGCGGAGCGAAGGATGACGTTGTCGAACGCCGCACCATTGCTCCAGACGCGCCGGGTCTTGATGTTGCCGAATTGCGAGGCCCATGAGGCGAACTCGCGCAACGCTGAATCGAGATGGTGCGCGCCCTCTTCGACGAACAGCATCTCGCGGTTGTGTGGGTCTTGCCGGTACCACCAGAGGAGTGTGCTGGCGTCGATCGTGCCGAATTGCAGGGAGGAGTCGGCGCCGATGCGCCGCTCGAACGTGCTCGGGCTCATGGTCTGCAGGTCAAAAGCTACGGCGCCGATGCTGACGATAGCCGCATTGGGGCCTTTGCCCAACGTCTCCAGGTCAACCATGATGTCTTTGTAATCGCTCATTGTTGTCATTCCTCGAAATCAAAGATTAGGATTTTAATAAGCCATGCAATTAGAAGAAAGACAACGATATTCCAGAGAAGATACCACTCAAAGGAATATGCAGCCATCCCTATCAACGCTAGCACAATCGCCATTGCGTGCTCTTTTTTAGTCATCCCTATCTCCCCTGTTGTCTCGGTTGTCGAGGAGGCCCCCAGGTCCAGCTAACCGACTCCCCTCCTACAGTTAATCGGGACTGGCCTGGGGGCCATTGATTGGGTGCCCCTCAGTCGCGGGCTCGGCACACCAGCCAGATGATTGAAGTAACCGCGCCGAGGGGCATTGATCGGTTATAAGTCAGGGACTTGCTTTTCGTGTTTCTTTTGCCAGTTCTCCATTGCAGTGGCTTGGCGATATGCGGCGTTGATAATATCCAGACCCGCTCCGGCTTCTTCCGCATACCGCGCCCAGGTCCGCACCGTGGCGGGGCCGGCTACATCTTTCCCCCGAATCAGAAAAACCGGCTCGCCCTCTGGAATCAGCCCGTCCGGGTCTTGGATGCGGTCGTAGTCTGGTCGTGCGTGTTTCATGGTGGTTTCCCCTGATTAAGATAGATCACTTAACGCTCAATCTCCTCCCATCGCTCCTCCCTCGCTTCAAACGCCAGTCGCAATGGCTTAGAGCCATCGGTTATGTCGATTATCTCGGCAATGCCGCCGAAAAGTCCTTTGCGAAACTCCTCCTTGTGATAGCTCGCGTCATTGGTGTAGAAGATTTCGCCAATCTCCGGGATGATCAGGTAATGGTTGCTCATTTTACTCATTCCCCACCCTCCATCTTCGCAATCGCATTCCAGTCATACCTGTGCCCGAACCTGCCTCTCGCCGTCAGCAGTTC